TGTATATCCCAGCAGGGATTTACGTGTTGAGTGGTAACACTGCTGACGACTACATCAAGTTACTGCCTTATGTTAAGTTGCGCGGCGATGGCAAGAACGCAACCTTCATCATCCAAACTAACCCTGTTGCACCATGTGTGGTGGGCAACGTTGACACGTCGTTGAACACGTTCTCAATGGTCCCAACTACCCCTCATCGTGGGTACAACGTGATTGAAGGCATCACACTGATCAACATTACGCAGAACCACATTACACGGTTCACAACTGCAACTGACACCTTACTGTCAAGAGTGCGTCTACAACACTCACAGTGGACAACATCCGACCCAGTGCCACGCATCACTGATGCCGTCAATGCTGACGCACAGGTGCCAACAGTTGGTGGGGTAGACGGGTTGAACACGGCAGGGGTAGCACTATTTGGGGCAGACGCGAGCCTCACCTCGCAACTCACCCTTGATGACTGCGAGTTCGTTGGGACTACCACAGCGATAGACACCAGCGTAGGGACAATTCAGACACTGTACTTCAGCAACTGCTACTTCACGAAACTGTACCAAGCCTGCAACATAGCAACAGGGTGTGACGTGAAGATCCTGGGATCACGATTTGTGACCATCTACCGTGAGGCAGTGATTACAACAATGGGCTCACCTGCTAGAGTGTTCAGTGCGCATAACACTTTCACGGATGTAGGCAACTCACTGTCAGGCACTCCAACCTATGCGGCACTTGACTTTTACGGCGATAACTGCTATAGCATTGGTGACGTGTTTGATCGCGACATGGACGATGTTGTCTCCCCAATCAACCTGCGTGGTGGTAACAGCGTAGTCGTGCTACCCAGTGGCAAGCTACTGTTGGCTAGACAGCGGCACGATGGTGGGCGGGCGATCACGTTGGTTGACGGTAGTGTGGACTCACTAGCAGGTGTGGTGGGAGTAAAAACTAGCCCAACAAAACTAGAGTACACTGTCCTGCGTGGAACAGAGCAGCGTACTGGCACGATACACATCACCCCATTGGGCACCACGTTGGCGTTTACTGATGACTACGTTGAGTCTACGGACTTGGGGATCACCTTGACACCAACGCTCAACATAGTCAACACTACGGTTGAGTTGATGTATTCAGCAACAACCACGACGCAAGACGCTACACTGTTAGTAGCAAGCAGAACTCTTATATAACATCATAACAATCTAGCCAGGCATGTGGAATTTATCCCCCAAGGAGCGATTACTCGAGTGGAAGTTGTTCCGTAGCAAGTTATCCGCTCTTTCGTTTGACGACGCAGTTACCCAAACTGTAAATTTATGGAGTTTCGCTCCGTTCGTGTCACACTATCTTGATCATACTGACATCAAGAGCTGGCCAACACCATGGGAATTAGTGGCTGAAAATAAATTTGATGATCTTGCCAAAGCAGCAGGGATGATTTTCACTCTGTTTTTGACTGATCATGGAAAATCTCATTCGTTCACTCTACTTGAAGCTAAAGGAAAATCCGGGTTGGATATTTACAATTTAGTCTCAATTGACGAAGGAAAATATATACTTAATTTCGCGTTTAACGAGGTGATAAGTAATCTACCACTAGATGAAATTGAAATAACAAAACAACACTCGTCAGACACATTACAACTCAACAAATATTGAATGAGCAAAAATGCATCCTGCGGGTAGTCACCACTATAAATAGTTACGATAAAACAGAATTATAAAGGAAGGAAGAATGGCTACACAAAAAATCACCAACGGCAATGAAATGCTGTCAGAATCAAAGTTTTATATGGGGTATTCGCGATGGAATGAGGCTTCAGGAAAATATGAATCCTGGGCAGAGGCTGTAGATCGCGTCATGAATATGCATCGTCAAAAATATGCAGATAAGATGACTCCAGAACTTGATGAAGCAATGAAATTCGCTCAAGCCGCATATACAGAGAAGTTAGTGTTAGGCGCACAAAGAGCATTACAGTTTGGTGGTGATCAGATTTTTAAACATGAGACCAGAATGTACAACTGCGCAGTTTCTCATGTTGACCGCCCATCCTTTTTCAATGAGTGTATGTATTTGATGCTATCTGGATGTGGTGTAGGATTTTCAGTTAGCAAGAAGTTTATTTCAAAATTACCCCAAATTGCGCGGCGCTCGCAGAAGAAAGCAAAAATTTATCAAGTGCCTGACTCCATTGAAGGTTGGTCAGACGCTTTTGGTGTATTACTGAGCTCGTATTTTACTGATGGCGGTAGTACTCATCCTGAATATCGTGGTTGTCAAGTTCACTTTGATTTTACCAAAATTAGACCAGCTGGTGCGAAAATTTCAGGCGGGTTCAAAGCACCTGGCCCAGACGGATTGCGTAACGCATTAGTTAAATGTGAAGATCTTATTGAAACTTTACTCACTGATAAACCAATTAGCGCACTCACGTCTATCGCAGCATACGATTTTGTGATGCATATGGCAGACGCAGTGTTGTCAGGTGGTGTGCGTAGGTCAGCGACAATTTGTATTTTTGACAAAGATGATCAAGACATGCTAAATGCAAAAACTGGCAACTGGTTTGTCAATAATCCGCAGCGCGGCCGCTCAAACAATTCTGCATTGATTATTCGTGATGAGTTGCAACGTGACGAATGGGCAAGCATCATGAGTTCAGTTAAACAGTTTGGTGAGCCTGGATTTATTTTCTCAGACTGTGAAGATTTCATGTATAACCCTTGTGTCGAAATTGGAATGTTGCCACGCACTGAAGATGGACGGTCTGGATTTCAATTTTGTAACTTAACTGAAATCAATGGCGGTAAATGCGTTGATAAAGAAACTTTTATGCGAGCCTGTAAAGCATCTGCCATTATGGGAACTATCCAAGCAGGCTATACTAATTTCAAATATGTTAGCCCAGAAACGCAAGAAATCACTGAGCGTGAATCATTGATTGGCTGCTCAATCACTGGCTGGATGAATAACCCCAAGGTGTTATTTGACAAAGAAAATATGATTGCCGGTGCAGAGTTGATCAAGAAAGTAAACAAAGAAATTGCATCGTTACTTGGTATCAGACAAGCAGCAAGGACAACTTGCGTCAAGCCGTCAGGCAATGCCTGCACGACATTTGATACTCAAATCAAAACTGAGCAGGGTAATATGTCTCTTGAAGAAATTTTTAAGCACTGCACAGATGGCCACATTGATATAAGCACAGTAAATGTTGGTGAAGATACTTCTTTTCAAGTAATTAAAGATTTGAATGTATATGATGAATTCAATCAATTACAACCAGTCACTGGGCTATATGTCAACGGTGTAGCTCGAATTTATGAAATTGAATTTGAAGATGGGAAAATTTATAAATTTACTGACCATCATAAGTTAAAAACTAAAACAGGGTGGAAAATGGTTTGCCAATTGACAGAAGATGATGAAATTGAAAGTTTCTAAATAGTTTACCTCTGTGAATCCATGCTAAATAATATTGATGGCTTCACAGAGGTAATTATGAGAGTTCCGTATGTATATTGGATTAAAAACAAAACAACTGGATTAAAATATATTGGGGCAAAATATGCAAAAAATGCAGATCCAGATTTATTTTGGAAAACGTACTTTACATCATCAATCCATGTTAAAAAATTGATTGAAATGTATGGCAAGGATGATTTTATTTTTAAAATTTTGAAGATTTGTGTTGATGAATATCAAGCGTTGGCATATGAGAATCGACTTAACCGGTTAGCCGTTAGACGACAAGATTATTTAAATTTGCATTACAATTTTATTGGCGACAATTCTGAAGAAGAATATTTTGATTTGAAAGAGAAACAGCAAAAAATAGCAAGAATATATGGCAATTTATCTGTATTAAGAAAAACTGGCCTTTTTAGATTTACTGAAGAAGAAAAGAAATTGATATGTAGTGAGGGCGGAAAAGCAGCAGGTAAAATCAATAAACAGTTAGGTAGGGCGATATTTGACCCAGCAGTTAGAGAACGGCAACACAATACACTTATGGCACAGCAAAAAAGCGCGTTTTATGATCCGATTTTAAAAAAGAGAATATCAAGTATGGGCGGTAAAAATGGAGGGTTTTCAAAAGTATATTATGAAAAAATGGGAGTAAGTGAGCAAGAGCGTATTGATGCTCAACGTGCAAGGGGCAAAAAAGGTGGGCCAAAGAATAAGGGGTTTAGGTGGTATAATGATGGTGAAAAAAATTACAAATATAGTGTTAAAAAACAAAAAATTAAAAATTTTGAAGATTTTTTAGTTGATGAAGGAAAATATATTGCAGGCAAAATCCCAAATAATGTAAATAAAATTTGGGTAAATAATGGAATAAAAAATATGATGGTGGGGGTAGATGATTACAACCCAGCAATTCATAGTAAAGGTAGATTAGGAAATAAAGGAAAATATAATGGGCATAAAAATAAAAAAAATCACGCAAACTGAATATTTTCAGTTGACTGGTGATATTGAAGTGGGGCATACCCATTCATATCAATTAGATAATGGCGCAGTGTCACACAATTCAGTGTTACTATCAACAGCGTCGGGTATTCACGGTGAGCATTCAGAATTATATTTCAGAAATGTGCAAATGAATTTGAATGATGAAGTAACCAAACATATTATGAAAGTCAACCCAAAGATGGTTGAAAAATCAGTGTGGTCCGCTAATGGCACAGATGTGGTTGTATCATTTCCAGTTGAAACAAAACCGGGATCAATCTATAAAGCAGATTTACTTGGGGTAAAACAACTCGAGTATGTGAAAATGGCGCAGCAATATTGGGTTGAGTATGGGACGAATGTTGATTTGTGTATGGATAAGCGGTTGCGGCATAATGTTTCAAACACTATCACAGTTGACAACTGGGATGAAGTTGAGCAGTATTTATTTGACAACAGACAATATTTCGCAGGTGTGTCGCTGATGGCAAGCTCAGGTGATAAAGCATTCGCCCAAGCCCCATTCACTGAAGTCGTACCGTTTAAGAAGCTAGTCAAAGAACATGGGGAAGGATCATTGTTTGCGTCTGGGTTGATTGTTGAGGCATTGCGGGCA